TACTCGAACTTGCGTTCCAGCCGTCAGTCGGGAACGTAGTAGCTCCAGTCACAACATTTCCAGAAATCAGTGGAGTTGCACTGGCGCTAAACGTACCAGTCGTATGCCGCTGAACATTCTGATCCATGTAAAGACTCAGGTTTCCAATCGTCCCCAAGTAGCCCTTCGTGATGATGTCCTTAGCAACACTCGGAGCAAAAGTACCTTTCAAGCCATCAGCCAGTGACCAGTGCGCGGCAGGATTCAGAATCGCCACACGCCCTTCACTCGGAGCAGCCTCATCATCCAGAACAGTCTGTGCATCGCCCAAAACCTTAAAGGTCGCGGGAGTCGTGCCAGGAGTTCCAGCATAGTTATAAACATCCTTGTAAAGCGCGCACAGGTCAGAGTCAACCTGATTCGCGAGTGCTGCCGCAGCAGGAGTAATATATCTCTTGCTGTAATCTTCAATCGTAGTAGTCAACTCAACAGAACTGAACGCCCAAGAAACGTGCGCCTGAGTTGACATAGTGATTGAAGTCGAAGGCTCAGAAATGTTACTATTACTCCGAGCCTGCGCTTTCGTTGCTCGGAACTTATTGGGTTTACGAACAGTAATGGTCTGCCCAACTTTGACAAACTCATTCTTGTAAGCCGTATGAACGTGCCTAGACATCGCCATGCTGTTGACAACCTGCATCAACGATTCCTTAGCGATAATCGTAGGAGTTAACAAACTATTACTTGTTGCCATTTTTCATCTCCTTATTTGCTCTTTTCACGCCAAGCGCGATATTCTTTTGCACTCATCTGACTTGGATCTTTATCAATTGCTCCAGTCGATCGTACAGGATCTATCGGCTCGGGTGTTTGTGTTAGTTTCTTTGCTGGTGCGGGAGGATCAGCTTTCTTTTCGTCTGGCTTCTTCTTCTCCGCTACCAACCTAGCTTCAATCTTCCCAATTTCCTTTGCAGCTTTCAAAGCTGGCATTTCTCCAATAGCGGCCGAAATGTCTGGATTCTTACCAAGGTAGTAAAGAATGTCTTCAGCAATATCTGTAAGAAGGGCAGTTTCTACCATTCCCTGAGTCAGAACTAAATCCTTGTCAAAAACCACGGTGCTGTAGTCTTCGTACTTATCCTGACCCTTTTCAGAAATCTCCTCAAGTTCCTGTTCGATCTCCGTAGCAGCTTGCTTTTCAGCATCCTCACCAATTTTCTTTGCGACAACTTCAGTATGACTCTTTAACTTCGATTCAACTTTCCAGTCAGTAAGAGCTTCAAGGAATTCTGCTTCATCCTCAAAGTCCTCTCGCTTTGGCTTATCAGCCGACGGAATTTGTGATTTGAGCTTTGCCAACTCAGCTTCTGCCTCAAGGCGTTTAGCTCTCTCGAAGTCCCTTTCCCTCTCTGTTGTGCGCCACTTTTTGGTAAGCTTTCCAATCCTTTTTTCGACTGGGTCTTTCAGTTCATCTTCCTTCTCTTTCTCTTTCTTTTTGTCTTCGTCAGTGTTCTCTGCAGACGCTTTGGGAGGCTCGTCTTTAGCCTTTTCTTCGACCTTCTTTTCTTCCTCTTTCTTATCACCAGACTTTTTCTCCGGCTCTTTCTCAGCCACCTTCACTTCAGGCTTTGTTTCCTCTTCCTTTTTAATGACATCTGCGTCAGTCACAACAGGAGTAGTGGAATCAACTGACAGAAGATTCGGATTGTCAACTCCATTGATAATCATTCCAGGATTCATGTCTACCTTTCTAATCTCTTCCATTGTCTGTAACATAGCAAGCCTCCTTAGCTTGTGCAGCAGTAAACTGCTGTGGTTAAAGGTTAATGTGTCAAAAATTGACACATCTGGCTAAAAGTCCAACGTAAGCTTGTTGAACAAGAAATTACTACTTTCATCCTTTTTCTTATTCTTTCTTTTCTTTTCTTCTAACTCTTCCTCAGAAAAAAGCTTTTTAACAGGAAGCTCTTCTGAGATTTTCTTCTTAGAAAGAAGAGTGTTTTCACCACCTTTCATTTCACTTCCTCCCTTTTGCAAGTCCTCTCAAAATTGAACTACCTTTTCCACTTGCAATTTTAGCCAAGACATTCTTTCCACTCTTTATTCTCTGTGGAAGTCCTTTCAAGCTCGTCGAAGCAAAGTCTCTAAGACTTTCTTTTGACATTCCAAGTACAGCTCTATTCTCAGGAAGAACTTTACTTGGACTGTGCTTAGCTATCGCCATTAGCTTCTGCTGCGTAATACTCTTTGCTGGCATTTTCAATCTCCTTACTCCGCAAACGGACTCAGTCCTTGTCCAATTCTTCCTCTTGCGTGTTCAATAGCTTTTTTCATAATTGGCTCTGGAACTTGCTTCCTTCCAGGAATAACATCCGTCACCATAAGATTTGTTTCTTCTGGTGTAAGTGTCGGAACAAGTGTAGGAACTTCAACTTCCTGCCCATCCATATTTACTCCAACTGAATACTCTGCCGCAACACCAGTACTTCCGTCAGGGTACTTAATAGGAAGTACGCCAAGAAAACCATTCCCCTTTGTACTTCCATCGGTTCGTTTATCTAGCTCATTCGGAGTCCAGCCAACCGGAACAATAGTTCCATCTTGCTTAGGCATAAATACTTCAGGCCCCTTTTCTCCAACCACATAGGGAGAATTTGCATTAACTTCTCCACCTTCAGCCCTGCCAGGTACTAGTGAGGTCTCCGGGCCTCGCACATGGGAAGGAAAAACGTTATCAACAGAAGTATCCGCGCGGTCATTGTCCTCCTTCTCAATCTCAGCCAGCATTTTTCTAATGTCTTCCTTAGACTTCCGAACCATCAGCTCAGTTTCAACTTTCATCTGCTCGAGCTTCGCGCGCTCCTGCTCAAGACGGACTTTCTCCTGCTCGAGTTTGATCTGTGTTTCTTGAATTTTGAGCTGTTCTTCCTGAACCTTCAACTGCATAAGAGGATCAGGTGGTGGCGCTGGCGGCTCGACTGGAGGAGGAGGCGGTTCCCCATTCTTTCTCGCCTCTTCTGCCGCCTTTTGCGCCTTGATTTCAGGAGGAAGTAAGAAGGCAAGCCTGCGCGCAACCTGCTCAGCCTCTGGCCAGTCCATAGACTTCGCGTAAAGGTCTCCGATGATTGGGGCTGCGTCAGGATAGTATTGGATAAATTCCTGCATTGACTGCCTTGCTTCTGTCCGTTGCGTGGTGAAGCTGGGCCCGACAGTCACAACTACGTCATAAGTTCCCATCGAGAGATCATTGAGGATTGAGCCATCTGGAGCCATAATGTTGACAGTAGTAAACTCAAAATCTCCATCTTCAAGACCAAGTCTAATCACACGTTCAGTATCGAGCAGCGCGGGAGCTATATCAACAAGTATCCTTCCTGTATGCTCAAGCGAACGAGAAAGGTTATCAATAAAAGCAAAGGTTCCAACATCTCCTTCCTTCTTCCTCTCCCTAATCGCGGCACCACTGCGTTCGTTTGACTGCATACCCAACGCGGCTTTCTGCAGCCCAACGGTGTCTCTAATTTCTTGATCCGTCGAACGAATTTTCTCAACGAAAGCACTGGACGCTTGCGGTGGACTCTCCCTGTGCGGCCATCCAGGAGCATCTTTATCCGCATTAGCAAGTAGGTACGGATAATTCTTTCTGTGCGCTTCTTTCCACTGATCTTCATGCCCAGCAACTTGCTTCGGTGTGAGAATATAAGGAATTTTTGGCTGAAGCGCGATAGTCTCTGTGTCCACGCTATACCAGTAATTATATAATCTCTGAGCATCTTTTGCATTTCTAATCAAGCCACGGACTTTTCTCTTACCAGCTATGTTAAACTCTTTTCCCCAAACTGGGACGACGGGGATATACTTCTTTCCAAGCCACTCCTTCGACTCAAGAACCCTATCCCCAGTCAGTAAATACCACATGATCTTGAAGCTTTGAACTTTTCTCGTCCGAGCAACAACATCTTCAGGACTTGGTTTTTCTACAACTCTTCCATCTTGAAGGAGGTAAATAGTTTTTGAAACTGGAACCTTCACAAAATACTCAGCAACCCGAACCGTATTCTTCGTAGCCCAGCCTTCAATAAACTGGTCACCCGCAGAGTTGAAACTCATCGGCTCAACTTTATACTTATCCTTAAACTCATCTCTGTCCATGTCAGAGACTATAAAGCAATACATAGCATCTGAACAATCATACTCAACGTGCTTACCCCAAAACACAGCCAGAGCATTTTCAATAACTTCAATATAAGCTTCTTGCTCGAACGCTGAATCTGAGGTATATCTTGTTGTAACTCTCCAAGCTCCATACCCACAAGCAACAGCGTGTTCAAAGCCATGATCTATTGCTACGTCAGACTTGGAGATTTGCTGAACGTGCTTAATCCAACCACTCAGAATCTTTGCAACCTTTACATCAGCTTTCGAGTCTACTGGAACCACGCGGATTGACGGCCTGTTCATGCGCTGATCCCCAACAACTTGATCAATAAACGCAGGCATTTTATTTATCGTAATACAAGGTCTTCCTTCAGATTCCCTCTCAGCCTTAATCTGCTCCGGCCACTGCTTTCCTTCGACAGCTACAAACTCAAGATCGTCTTTAGCAAGTTTGCGATTTTCATCATCCTCATCCATCGCCTTGCGAAGTCTGTCCTGTGCTTCTCTAAGAATTTTTCGTTCTTGTTCTTCTGTCATTAGTGGCCTCTTTGCTGAGCAATCCCAACAACGTGAGTTTGCCGGATTGTTTTCTGTACTGCCTGACTCAGACAATTACTCATAACAATCTCCGTATAATTTTCAGGATTCACTGGCCTGTACTGCACAACACTACCACCTTGATACCGCACAGTAAGAATGTTTTCCCTTTCATTATACAGAATATTATCTACATTAGCAAAATTCATAAGCTTTCTTAAACCCCAAGCCACGAAGTAGAGGAGATTTCGCTATTCGCATATCTCCTTCGCGAATAAAGTTCAGGTTTTTCTTTCGCAAAAACTCTTGTCGAGCTGTTGTGGAAGTATTCTGTCAAACACAAAGCATCCGCGATGTTTGGACTAGCTATTCCTCTTGCCTTCATGTCCTTTTTACTCTCCACTACATATCCACCATGAGAGTTGAAGTCGTACCGGACAGTGGAAAGTTCATTTGCAAGTTGCTGACCGAGGGATTCTTTTTCTCCGTGAGCTTTGACTGCTGGAAAGGAGTACTTTCCCAGCAAGCAATTATCTCTCACCCTCACCCAGAGCTCATCTCTTAATTTATTGTACTTGGTAACATCACTTGAAGAATTCGCCACATTGACTTGATAGAGATTTTTCATATTCCTCTTCTCAAGCCAGTCCGCGACGCCAGCTCCAACTCCAATTACATCTATCGCGCAGCCTGAAGCCTCAAGTTCCTGGTAAGTTTGATTGATAAATCCACCAAGATCAATAGTATTGAGCTTTCTAAAGGTTTCCCACGGAAAAATCTTAAGCCCGCGCCGGGGGAGAATGATCGAAGCATCATCTCCGTAGCGCGCGACATCAACTCCCAAATAAAGTGGCTCATCTTCCGCAACTTCAAACTCATTCCCGATGCACTGCTCAGCAGCATAGAGAGGAATCAAGGTATTTTCGTCCTGGAGCGGCGGATTTCCCTCAACGCGGATACGAAAGATGTTAGACTCAACGCCATGCTTGGCTGCCATGTAAGCAGGATAGGACTTATCTACGTTTGTAGACTCCCTGCTGTCCCAATGAAGTGTATTCCAGTTCTTCTTAAACTCTGAGTTAAAGTGTGTATCGTAGAAATAGCCTGAATTTCTAGTCATGTTCCCAATCAGGAGAACTTTATTATCTGGCTTTGTCAGGATACCTTCAAGGGGAATGTAAACAGGATCTGGTACGCCGGAAGCTTCGTCGACAATTACTAAAATATGCTCATCATGCAGACCCGCGAGGGTCTCAGCTTGCTCTTCCTTAGATGATCGGACGGATGGGGAGATAAATCGAACCCACCATGTTTTCGGAGCTTCTTTATGTCTGATTGCGTCACGGTAGATATCGAACTCATCTGCGACAAGGGAACCTCTCAGCCACTTTGAGAGCTCAGAGAGAAGAATATCTGTCAACTGCCTATTAGTTGGCGCAGTACAGACAACTTTTGCAAAAGGTCTCGTAACCATAAACCAAAGAATCAGCCAGGAAGCAACGGCCGATTTACCTGGCCCATGACCTGACCGAATCGAAGTCCTTTTATGCTTAGCAATGCTCTGCTCGCCAGAGAGGACTTGAATCTGCTGCTTCGTCGGGGTGATTTTCAGGCACTCCTCGACGAACTGGAGAGGAGAGTTTCTCCACTCCTTGAGCTTTGAGACAACAGCTTTGTTTATGTTCTGGTCAGAAACGCCTTCCACAGTGTCAACCTCTCTCCATTACTCAGTTTATGAAAAGGACTCGTGCTCTGCGAGCACATTGTATTCAACTCCGTAATCATCTTATGACACTTTCTACACAGGTTGGAAATTTTCGCAGGCTCGTAAGTTACATGATGCCTTTCAAGTCTCCCACCTTTCCCACACTTCCGACACCTTTTCTTCCTCTTCTTCCGAGATGTGTCGATTTTTGACATAACGCACTGGGTTTAATCCTCAACTCGCACAAGGATATTCCTTCCATTTCGTTTGAAAGAAGCAACTTTCGGATCTTTCGTCGGTTCAAGCCAAGAAACCCCGTGATACTTCATGAGCTTTTTAACCTTGTCACTAGCTACCCCACCGGGCGTTGACCTCGCATACATTCCCAGCGCAAGCTGAGCCTTATCCAAAAACGGACGAGTCTTATAATCCGGCGCGGCATCCTTAGCTTCCTCCGGAATTAGCTTTTCCCACAAAAAATTACTTGAAGGCATTTAAAACTCCTGTTCGTCAAGCGCGGAAATTGAGGTAGCTGGCAAGTCCTCTTCCTCATTCGTGCTGTCAGAGAAAATTGCTTCCTCAATCGCGGAAGACTTATCCGCCAGCGCGGCCTCCTGCTTTTCAAGGTAAATCAAGTGAGCAACAAGACCTTTAATCTCACTCGGCTTTCCCTCAATATTCAGTTCTTTATCTTTAAGTATCTTATAAGACGCGACCAGATCGCGCAGCGGGGCTTCTTCTATCTTTTCTGGTGTGATAGCTTCAAGTACTCTTGCTTGAAGCTCGGTCAACTGAAGGGCTTGAATTGATCGGTACTGGAGTAAAATACCTTGTTTTTGTTGAATGTCAGCAATCCGCGCGCGGAGGGTCGGAGTGGAGATACCTAGTTCCTGAGCAACGGCCGGCATCTTCTCCCCCCGCATGAGCAAGTCCAGCGCGGCCTCAACGTCGAAGTCTTTTCTCCTACCACCACCATTCCCAGGTGTGGGCGCGGGGGTTACGAATGTTGCTCCT